CGGATGCCATGTAAAATTAATAAACGATCCAAACATTTTACCAACTAATTCTTGGTATTGACTAAACAACTCGTAAGTTGCCAACCCGCCCATATTTGTTGAGCTTAACAAATAGGTATTCGAATAGGCCAAGTTGAACGGTTCAAACACTGTACCGCCAGTACCATTACCTGTTCTAGATCCAACGCTTCGTCTAAAAATTTGACGAACTTGTTGAATTTCTTTTGGAAGAATGTACTCGTTTTGATTTTCTTCTAAGGTCAAAAACGCCACACTTTCTTCTACAGCGTTATCGCTGCGTTGACGGAATGTGGATAACGCACGGGTAAGTGCTGTTTCGTAGTGGATTGGATCTAACTCTACATCAATCATGCCATCGCCCAGCATAGCTTTGCAGTAGTCAAAAACGCTTTGTTTGGATTGGTCTATTTGGCTCATACTGTTATTTATCGTAGCGGTAAATATAGTACTATGCCAAGACTCAGTTTATACCGCCCTCAAAAGGGCAATGATTTCAAGTTTATTGATAAAACCGTTTGGGAGATGTTCCAGGTTGGCGGTACAGATGTGTTGGTTCACAAGTACCTAGGACCAGGGACTGCTGTGCAGGGAGACACTCCTAGCACCCCTACATATTCTACTACAGATCCGTTTCAAATTCAGGATTTGCTGTTCTTAGAAAACAGAGATCGCAAGTATGATCCAGATATCTATTTGCTACGTGGTGTTTATAACCTACAAGATATCGACTTTAATCTAAGTCAATTTGGATTATTCTTACAAAACGACACTGTGTTTATGACTTTTCATATTAACGACACAGTAGAAAAACTTGGTCGTAAAATTATAGCAGGTGATGTAATTGAATTACCTCACTTAAAAGACGAGTACGCTCTTAACGATTTAACATTTGCTCTAAAAAGATTTTATGTTGTAGAAGAAGTTAATCGAGCAGCTGAAGGATTTTCAGTAACTTGGTACCCACACTTATATCGAGCCAAATGTAAACCACTAGTTGATAGTCAAGAATTTAAAGACATATTGGACGGTGTTGCCGACGATACCGGTGAAGACACTACAACTACACTACGCGACATTATGTCAACTTATGAAAAAGAAATGCAAATTACTCAAGCAGTTCTTGATCAAGCAGACGCCGATGCCCCTAAGAGCGGGTATGATACTAGCAAGTTTTATACGGTAGAAAAAGATGCAGCAGGACGTGCGGCATTGGTTACTACGGACGACACCTATACTGATGCATCTGTGCAAGTACAAGCAACTGACGTTGATGGTAATTTATTATTTGACGAAAATAACAGTCCTGTGTATGTAGGATTAACGGCTGCTAGTATGTTTGAAAATCCTTCGTACGATGCATATGCAGGATATTTAACACAAGACGGATTGCCTGGCAATGGCTCAGTGTTCACTGCTGGCATTGCATTTCCAACAGGCCCGGTAGTTGGTCAATTTTGTCTACGTAAAGATTTTATGCCCAACAGATTATTTCGATTCAGCGGATCTCGTTGGATTAAGATCGAAGATAACGTAAGAATGACCATGAATAATTTAGGTTCTAGTGATACAGGAACTGGAAATAGATTTGAAGGAAAGGATGTGCGTCAAACTCAGAAAGCTGGATTTATTAACAATAATAAATCAGCAGTTATCGATGGCAGAACAGTTGAAGAGAAACAAAGCCTTTCTAAGGCGCTTAGACCCAAGGCGGATGAATAATGGATTTTTTTTATGATGGACAAATAAGACGTTATGTAACACAGTTTATGCGTGTGTTTATAGGTTTTAAATATCAAGCAGGGGACGGCGAGCAACGATCAGTTCCGGTTATGTATGGCGATATGACCAGACAAGTAGCTAGTATTATTAAAGAAAATAGCGAAAATAAAATGTCCACGGTGCCACGTATTGCATGTTATATTACCGGAGTAGAATTAGATCAGAGTCGATTATCTGATGCTACCTTTGTTAGCAAGGTTAACATTAGAGAACGTAGATACACTGACCTTAATGATGACGGACTTGTAGAATATCAAAACGTGCAGGGCGGCAATTATACAGTTGAACGTTTAATGCCAACTCCGTTTAAGTTATCAATGAAAGCTGACTTGTGGACTTCGAGTACTGATCAAAAATTACAATTGTTTGAACAGATTATGGTATTGTTTAATCCTAGTTTAGAATTACAAACAACAGATAATTATATCGACTGGACTAGTCTTAGCGTATTAGATGTTAAGTCAATTAATTTTAGTTCAAGAACTATTCCTCAAGGTGCAGATAGCGATATAGATATCTGTTCTATTGAATTTGAAATGCCGATATGGATTAGTCCACCTACTAAGGTTAAGAAACTTGGAGTTGTTAAATCAATTATTGCTAATGTATTTTCAGAAGCAGGCGATATTGTTAACTTAGAAGATTTAGTTTACAATAGACGTAAGGGAACGTTTGAAGCAATTCCATTGCGACTTAGAACATTGCTGTTTAAATCTAATAACGGTCAACCCTATGATTATGATTTAACATTAGTTAATCCGGATTCTGAGGTTCTAGCGTTAGGGTTAGATCAAAAAT